TCCAGCCCTGTTCCGCTTGATGTTCCACCGACCTCTGTCGAGTTGAACCAGTTCTCGCTGCGCTCATCGCCGGAAACGTCAGCGCCTGGCGGGTAATGGGTGCTGCTGAACCCCGGCAGCGTTGAAGCTGGCGTACTGCCAACCCGGATATCGCCATTGGTATAAATCAGATCACCGACACCGAGACACAGCAGCATCTGGACGCGCATTTTCGTAGGATCGGCGGCATCAAACCGGGTAACCGGCTGCACCACATAATCAGGGTAGATACGCACCCGACCAAACACCTCACGAATGGCATCACCGAGTTTTGCAGTATTTGCCTTTGCCGGGTTCAGGTCGAGACTCCGCCCTGTGGATGAGGTATAGCCCCCCGTATCGATACTGCTCATCATAAACAGCGAATAAGCTGCTGCAGCAACGGAGATGCCGACACCTATCCACGCGATGGTGGCGGCCTCCAGCCCGAAGGGCACCGGATAAAGCCGGACATCACTTTCAGGGGGGATCACGCAAGTAGCCCACTCGCCTGGCGGAATGGACAGACCGTCAACCTCAATGGTTAACGGCGGTACATCCCGATCCTCGTAACCTTCAACATTCACCGCCAGCCAGTTTCGAAGGCTGGTTACGCCATGTTCATGCGTTTCGAGAGGTTCACCGGGAAGCCGGGACGGATAAAAACGAATGGTCATTGCCAGAACTCCACTTTGACAAATCGGCGCTTAAACCGCGGCAACGGCAGGAAGGTGAAGTTCGTTCGCGGATTACATTCCGCCACATGCAGCAGGCCACCGATACTGACAACGATCCCCACATGGGTGACGGTCGACCCGGAATAGCAGGCCACGCCAGCCCCTTCGCAGGGCTCGCAGCGCTCAAGGGTAAGCATCATCCTGCGCGCTTCCCGGTCGAGGCCGCCGTCGTCTTTGGTGACCCCTGCAAAATCGGGCCAGACGGGTAAATTCAGGTCGCGGCGTATCTCGTTCACAATGCCGAAACAGTCGAGTTGCGGGTATACGCGCCCGCCCTTCAGCCAGGTGACTGAACGGTATTTATCAGGGTTAAACATTGGGATTCCTTAGCTGATATAACGCAGTCCGGGGAATACAGGGAGCGTGTAGCGGTATCGCGGCCAGGCTGTATCAAGGATATTCATATAACCCGCGGTAATCTGCGCCTCTGTCGCCGTCCAGTAACCAGACTTGATTTTCAGCGTATACGGCACTTCCGCAGGGGCCGCTAAATCCGTGGAGATAAAACAGCGGTATGTCAGCGATGCAGACAACCTGTTAGCCAGGGCATTGCGGATCGTCGTGGACACAACACCATCAACATTGCACAGGGCAAATTTCAAATCTTGCGTACCGTCCGCGTTGCGCGCCGGCAGCGCAATGTCAATCGCGCAGGCGGTAAACGTTACGGTATTGCCGCTCTCTGTCGTCGCCGTAATATCCTCATACCCCTGGCACAGGTAGTGAACATCTGAGCCAACGGTGATCTGCAGCGTTTCAATGATCACCTCCGGCCCGCTGCTGGCATAGAGCCTGTTAAGCCTTGTCATGATTTTTACCCAATAAAAAAGGCCACCCGAAGGTGGCCTTAAAAATTGGTGTCGAATGTGGGTGTACCCTCACCGGCAGGATCGCTATTCCTCACTTTATTTCACGCTCCGGCTACGGAGCGGCATGAAGGACTTTCCCACAAATCAACACAGGTTATTATGAAGGTGAAACGGTTTTAATCAAGCCTTTGGCCACTCCCTGTTAACTGCAAGATCAAGAATATCGCTGTTCACAATGAAGTCAGGGAACTCGGCCCAGCCAGGCGGAAGGATTGGACGCTCCCATAACTCCAGCGTTGCACTATATCGCCAGTATTTACCGCCCTCTGGTGTCGGTCCCTCGTATATATCGACAAACCTACAGACATAATCTTGCGCACCTAAAGGGGTAAGCAGCGGCATGTTGAACCAGTCAGCCCCATCGGTAATGATGTCGCGGTACCAGGCTTCGAAAAGCTGTGCCTGACCATCAGTAAAGATCCATGAAACTGGCGTTTGAGTAGGAACCGAAGTATAAGCTCGCCTTTGTCGCCTCCTGCCGGTAACCATCGCTGTACTTTTTAGCGGAGAAGTCGCTTTAAGACCAAAGTTCTCCTTCAATGGGCAAGGGAGATAATCCTTCGGGTAATTGAGATTAGTTGAAATTGCCATCAGCTAATTTTCCTCCCCGAGGTAGTTTTCCCCATCAGAGCTCTATGTAAATCACCCTGCCCGGTAGCAATAGACTGAACCGCTTTTTGATACCCCATCTGAGCACCATCGGATGCAGCTTTCTTCATCATGGCAATTTGAGCATCAGAGGGATCGCCGTTGACATAGAAACTCAAACTCGGCGCATAGGTTGCCCCCCCTGTTGACTGGTTTGCTACTCGATCCAGAGTGGCATCAAGTTTTGCGCTGGTTTTAGCAGTCGTAACGCGCTCACCTTTCTGCAGGAGCCAGGTTCCTGTTTCGGGCACAGAGTCGATACCGTCGTGAGCCTGTCCATGAAGCGCCGATCCGATAGCAGTCATGAACACGCCAGCTGCTGCAGCTGCTGCAATTGCTTGAGCCGGAGCCACCGCCGGGCCTACGTAAGGAACACCTATCCATTGCGTGAAGGCATTAAGTGCCGCCATTGCTACCTGAGCAGCGGCATATTGCAGCATTGCCGCACCCACAGACTGTATAAAGGTCGCTGCAAAATCTTGAGCGTTCAACTTTCCAGTTTCTGCCCAAGCTATAATCATGTCGGTCATGCTGCTGAATGTTTGCGCCCCAACCTGCTGCATTGTGGAGTACAAATCCATCGCAGCAGTAGCCTGTGTAGCAAAACCAGAAATTAACCCAGCACTGTAATCATTCTGTAATTCATCCTGTTGTTTATAATAATCATTTTGAATTTCTAGCCTCTTATTCAGTGTATCCTGCAAAGCTTCAGTTTCAGCGTCATAAAGACTTTTAGAAATATCTCCTGATTGGTATTGCTTTAATAAATCCTCGCGACTCCCCTCATACTCCTGCTGAATACTGTTGCGCTCTTGCATCCGGCTACGCTCTCGATCGCCAGAATAACGCCCAATAAATTCACTATCATATCCCTGCTTAATTAATTTATTCTGTCTTTCAAGGCCTGATACGTACTCAGCTACTTTCGCGTTTTCCTGATTAAGGCGTAACTCTTCCTTCTTGGAGTCTAGGAACTTAGCCGCATCTCGAAGTTGGTTTTTTTGCGCTTCTGATAATTTCTTTAGGTTACCACTTGTTATATCAAAATTTACTTTTTCAAGCTCTGTAACTTCTGCAGTTTTTTTGCCAGTAGTTTCAATGAGAGCAGCTTGTTTTTGTAAATCAAGAAGGCGGCTTTTAAAAGCATTTTCAGTTGGGTTGCTTTTTGTAGTTACCTTCTGATTTGATTCCCCTTTCTCCAGTTTGTAATCGTCACCTTTTGGTGGTTGTATTCCCATATCAGAGAGAAGAGAAGTTAACCCATTAGCTCCTTTCTCTACTTCCTCTGGGGTTAAACTGGATTTGATGGCTCGAAGGAACTGAAGGCGTTTATTTAAAAAATCTAACTCATCTTTTTGTTCTTTACTTTGATTCCCTCTTTTATTGAGGAACTCGATGCGCTGCTCAATATCTTTTTCGTCAGCTGAATCATAGTTCCCTGATACCGCACCGACCCTAGAGCGGGTGTAAGAGGCAATAGCTCCAAGCCCACCAGCAATACGACCTACAACACCGGCTAAACTGATCGCTTCACCTACCAGGTCGGACAGGCCCTGTAGGATAGCAGGGTCAGTGAAAACATCATGGATACTATCAAGCCCGTCCTGTAGAGGTGATAAATCTACTTTTGCCAGGCCAGACGCAATTTCCATTTTTAAGCCACGGGCGCTTGTCTCTATATCCTGAAAAAATTGATTAACTTTAACTAAGTTATCAATATCTTCCTGCGGCGGAGCTACGCCAAAATCCTTTGATAACTGAAGAAACTGTTTTAGCTTTTCGTTGTTGTTGTCAAACAACGGCAGCATTTTTGACAGGTCATTCCCTAAGCTTTCAAGGATGTTGGTTTTCCCAGCCTGAGTGGGTATTTTCTGTAATGCCGAACTAATAGCCAGCAACTGTTTATCAGGGGATTGCTGGGCCAGCTTCTGAGCTGAAAGCCCGAGCGTGTCCAAAGCCTGCGCAGCCTCACCTGATTTGTTCAGGACCGCATCGCCGACTTTATCATTAATGTCTTTGAAAATATCGGCTATGTTATCGCCGGTTAAACCTGCCTGTTCAGCTGCGTATTGCCAGGATAGCAAGTCCTGGGTGGACATTTTTAATGACTTAGCCCAGCGATCTGCCTCGGTCACTTGCTGCGCTGTATTTTTTACAATTGCCAGCCCAGCAGCGCCAATCCCGACGGCGGCAGTTGCCGCAGCTGCTCCAATAGCAATAATTGAGGTGCTTATTTCCTTGGCGTCTTTTTTTACCTGGTCACGCCATTTTTGGGATGCCCTTTCAGCTTTATCCATTCCTTGAACAAATCCGCCGACCTTTGCTATTAGATCAATTGTTAAAGTACCAAGGGACTTGCCAGCCATTTAATTTTCTCCGGGCAATAAAAAACCCCGCAGGAGCGAGGTTTATTTTCATTCACTAATCTAACTTTTCCCGCACCCTCCCACCTGGAAGGAGGCCGTATAGTCAATGGCATTATTTTTATTCACTAGATAAAGGTAAGACTTATTACCGACATAACCGCCATAACTGTTTTTAGCGTTAAGAGTAAAAGGAACTAACCATCCATAATAAGTTGTAAATCCTGACTTGCACCACCCCTTGAAAGGCTCATTGAAATCATATCGTGCAGAATAAGGGTCCTTAAGGCGCGCCGACATACTACTTTTAATTATTTCCTGATAATTCTCAGGTAACTTACCATAATCTGCCCGACTTAACTCCGCCTTATCTGGCGCACTAACGCAGCCACCTAAAAGTATTACAGTAAAAACAACAGCTGATTTCTTTATCATAATTCCCTCGGTATCAATATAATCATTCCAGAGAGAATATAACCAAATAAATCATATCAATGCCAACTTTTCATAGCTTCTTCCAGAGATAATGGCGCTTCGTTGATGTGCGGTGCAAAGTCACTTACCTTGAACGGCGGCGTGTTCTTTGCCTTATTGATGTTAGCCAGGACAGAAGCCACCAGCGAAGCCCCCCACTCGGTACGCATCATGATATTGAGCGGTCCGTACTTCTCACGGTAATTGAGCCAGACCAGAAATTCCCTGCGACTCATCCGCTCCTGAGCCTCTGCGATGGTGCGGCCACCGATGCCGTTCATCACCAGTTCGCACCAGAATTCATCCTCGCCGGTTAGCTCGTAGTCTTTCCCAGTTCGTTTACATCATGAATTGCAGCCAGGAGGGCCATAACGATCGGACCGTCCAGCGCACCACGATCTGGGGTAGCAGTTCCAAGAATGTCAGCCGCGGTAAACACTGGGGCGCCGTCCTGATCGCAAATATGCGCCGCAATGCGCTCAGCAATCGGGTCCGATTTCCCGTTGTACGCCAGCAGTTCAGCTTTAGTGGTGTGGTAGCCCATCGGGCGCACATAGACGGTTGCGATATGCTCTTTCCCGTCACGGCCTTTCCACTTAATTTCTTTTTCCACGGGACGCCCGGTAAAAGCACCGGTTTCTTTTAACGTATCGAGAGTAAGTTGCATTTCAGCTCCTGAATAGAAAAGCCCGGATAACCGGGCATATTAATTACGCTGCGGCCTTCGGCACCCATACGGAAGAGCCAGACCGCTGGATCGTGGCGGAGGTCGTCACAACAGCATTACCCTGAAAATCAAACGGGAAGTCGGAAACGTAACCCTGGAAAATGAACCAGGTTCGATCCGATGGCAGCACCAGACCATCAACAGCATCCTCAGCGCCAGGAGCGGCGGCTGTCGGGATACTGGTTCCATCTGACCAGCCAACCGCAAAAGTTAACGGCGTCTGATCATTCGCTTCAGCGAGACCATGCAACATAATGTGGCTTGCGTTCGTCGGATCAGCGTTAAGCCCGACGGTTGCGGCCGCAGGCGTTTTAAGTCCCTTTTTGTAGGTTCTGGAATCCCGCTCACTCAGACAGGTATCTTCAATCTGATCGGCAGGGTTCCCGCCGGGGTTGAAACTGGTGATGCATTCAACCTCGCTGACCACGCCAGACTTGAGCACAAAAAACTGCGTGCCTTGCGTTAATACAGACATGTTTTGTCTCCATAAAAGAAAAACCCGCACAAGGCGGGTCAGTTTGGGGTTGTTGGTTATCTGGTCGTTATCCAGTCAACATCGAAGGAATAGCGGTATCGCATTGTTTCAGGATCACGGCTTTGTTCACCCCATCGGGTGATATAGGCCTTGCCCTCAATCGCGTTGCGTAAAGCACGGGCAACGGCGATCACGTCGGTGTCAGTATCACCATAGACATCAACCTGCAGAGAATAGTGATCCGCATCTGGCCGCTGGTTCAGATAATTTTCAGGTGAGCCGCCTATGTTTTGCCAGACGGCATAGGGGTAAACGATATTATCGTCCTGCATGCCGAACGGATAAAGCCGCACGGGATTAGAACCTAACAAATCCCTGACTGCCTGGCTGGCTGCGCAAACTGCAAATATTGGAGCAATCATACCGGAGTTCCTTTTTTAGCCGCCCGTCGCACAGCGCGATCAATGGACTTTTCCAGCTCCACAGCAAAAACGTTGATCACTTCCGTATCGACTCCATTTACAGCGGGGCGAAGTATCGGCTGCGCTGCAGCATGCTCGGTCCCGAGCTCAAGGAAACGCCAGTACCAGGTATCCCCGCCGGGATTACCTTTATCTCCGGCAGTTTTATAACTTTGACCCGCCCTGCCTTTTCGGACGTTAGCCTTTGTATTGGCGTATTGCCTTGCGCCGCCCATCACCCCGACACGAAACGTTGGATCGCCGGTTCTGCGAAACGCCTTGCTGCTGAAGCTGACCACAATGTTTTTGTAGATAGCCTCCTTGGTGAGAGGATCATCAACCCGCGCGGCATTAGTGCGTGCTCTGTCCCTGATGACGTTCGCCGCTTTACGCAGCGCTGCACGACCGGATTTATCGCGAGTGACCTGTGAGACGGCATCCAGTTTTCCCAGGACGGAATCGAGGCCGGTCAGGTTTACTTCCACGCCATCAGCCATCGTTAGCCCCCTCTGAACATGGCAGTGTCAGGTATTCCCTGCCGCTCCGAGGGTCAGGTAAAACGCCCTCAATGTTGTAGATGCGGCCACGAAACAGGATCCGATGTTTCCGGGTGACGCCCTCACGGTAACGAATCGTTATCCGGGTGGTAACCTCGCCCTGAGAGGCCTGGGCCGCAATAAACTCACGTGCGGATAAAGCAGCGACTTCGGCCCAAAGGGTTGCGACATCGCGCCAGGTATTAATCACGGCTCCCGTTGTCGTGTTCTGTTCTTTGACGGGTTCCTGCAGGGTGATCCTGTGACGCAATTTTCCGGCCTGCATATCACCCCCTGGGTTTCCCACTCAGATAGGTTTGCTGCTCTGGCGCCTCTTCGAGATCGCCGGCAAGCGACTGGATAATTACATCGGACAGGGCGACGTTAGATTCAGCCAGGCGGTTTATCGCTTCCGTCTGCTCTCGCTGTGCTGCTGTTTGTTCTCTCAGCGCTGCTATCAGCGCGTTTACCAGTTGCTCGTTCATAGGCTATTTTCGTCCACTTTTTTAACCATTCACGCCGACGGAGACACCCTTCACAGGCCATAAATCACCTCAAAGTGGGATATATCGGTAGGGTTCAAGCAACGAAGTGAAGCCGAAGGGAATGCTCATTTTATTTACATCGGAAGCTTCTTCCCTGCTGTTGAACCAATGCCCAACAAGAAGCATCAGCGCCAGGAGGATATCGTCAGTTATTTTTAACCCGTCTGGATCGGTATCAGGCACAGAGTCTTCATGCAGTTTCCGATTAATGAAGTTCTCTGCGCGACGCCGAGCAGCTGTGAAATACAGCGTCAGCAATTCATCTTCGGTTGCATCGTCAATATCGATCCGACACTGCGCCCGCAACATCTCAATCGTTGTGCTCATGTATTTTCCCTGGCCCGCAGCGAACTGCGGGCATAAAAAAACCGCCGGAGCGGTGGAGGTTGAAGCTGATTATTGCCTTAGCCGCCAGATGCCGGTTTACCCACCAGCGCCTTAATCGCGCCGGTATCTTCCAGTACGCAGTCGAAGCGGTGGAAGGCCAGGAAGCCAGTCTGATCGTACTCTGCGTAACGCTCAACCAGCCGTTTCAGGGTCATGTAAGTGACGCGACGAACGATAAAGCGGTTAAAATCGCCGAAGTAGGCAAATTTGGCACCAGCCGCGATATCAGGAATAGCCTGGTCAACGACATACGGCACCTGCAGAACAGTAGCAGGTGCGCCACCGATAATGTTCGGTAACCAGAGCGGGCGGCCCTGTCCGTCCTCCATTTCCTCCACCAGCTGCAACGTTGCATCGTTAAAGGCCCAGCGCACCTTTGGACCGTTACGGTATGCCGGGTCGACAGAGTGCTTCAGGGCGTTCAGCTCTTTCCAGGTAAAGGTGGTCGCTGCTGCGGTATTTTTGGTGCCAGTTACCGACGCAGCCAGCCCTTTAGGCTGCAGCGGGGTGCCTGTGCCGGTCCCTAATACCAGATACTTCGCTTCACCACGTCCGATGCGAGTGGCGATACGCGCGGCCAGGAACGCCTCGATATCTACGCCGCTGTCCTGGAGCAGTTCATTGGATACGCGAATGATTTTAGAGGACAGTTTTTTAGCCCCCAGCGTTGCACCGCCGAAAGACACGTCTTCTTCACTGGTTTCAGTGTTTTCGCCCAGCAGTTCACCTTCTTCAGTGGTACCGTCAGAGGTTGCCCAGTCAATGTCCTGGCCGTTGGCGGTATTCAGAATTTGCGCCACACTGGCAATTCCACCGTAATCTTTCAGTGCTTCGAAGATCTTATTGCGGAACTGGGTTGGTACGGTGTACCCCCCTTTTTCATCCGGCGTCGTGCCCTGAGCACGCAGCTCCTTTAAAGCCTGGCGTTCTTCAGCGCTCATCTCGCCAAGACCACGGCGCAAAAACGCATTAAACGCCGCAGCACGACGTTCGTTAGCCTGTGCTTCCGGATTTGCTGGATCACGATTCTGCTGCTGGCGCTGTTCCGGCTCGTTTTCGTGGATATAGTCCTGATCCTGGCGGCGCAGTTCCTCTTCGCGTGCAATACGCTCATCAAGGGCGTCAAGCTCCGATTTTGCAGCGTTCCACTGAGTACGCTGCTCATCGGTCCAGGGTGTATCACCAATTTTGTCATGCAGGGCACGCATATCTTTGGCGATGATGTTACGTTTTTGCTTCATTTCATGCAGTTTCATGATTTTTCCTTACGCGTTAAGAAGGGTCAGCAGGCGCTCACGCGCCATTCGTTGATTAATGGCGTTCTTTAGCGCACCGCTGTCGCGCGCCTCCTGCCAGGCTTTCATCGATCGGACGCCGGAGTCGGCCTCCTGATATGCGGGATAAGTCACCGGACTGACATCAAACAGCCGGGAAAACTTCGATATTTCACGAATAACGATCCCTTCATCGTCCTGGTACCAATTTTCACCGTCATGGGATACCCGGAAGGCAAAAGATGACTGGCTAATATCACCGCGCATCATCGGCGCCAGCACCAGATCGCGGATAGTTTGCGTATCCGGCGCTGTAATGTCGTAACGCAGGCCGCGCTCATCGACAGACAGGGATAGCGTCCCGGCAGCGCTCCGTCCGAGAATAAAGTTGGGGTCATGGTTAAACAGCCCGCGAACATCATCATTCAGCACATCGTCAAATGCTCCGGGCTTGATGATTTCACGGAATCCCCACAGGGGTTCAGAACGGCTGTTGAACACCGAGCCATAGCCCAGAATGCGGGTAGGTTCATCGGTGCGTTGCTCGGCTCTGACCTCCCCGCTGTAACAGCGCGTTTCACGGTCATTCATTGGGCTTTTCCTCGTCGGTTTTAGGTGCCTTAAAATCGTCTGCGGGGTTCGCGGCGTTAACGCTCACCAGCATTTCATCCAGGCCATCTACCGGATTCATGTCTTCGAAGGCTCGCGCTTCATTGCGGCTCATCCAGCCATCAGTGATCGCAAAGTGGTAGAACTGAGCACGTTCCTGCGGGGTCCCGCGTAGCAGGCCTGTCAGATTAAACCTGACGTAATATCCGGCGGCCAGTTCAGCACGGGTGAACAGGCGGCGATTGAGTTCCTGTTCCCAGTTCGTTACCCACGGCATGATCGTGTAGCGGACAAACTGAATGGCCTGCTGCGTAATATTTGAGAAAGTGGCTTTTTCGAGATCGTTAATCATGTGCGCCGGTACATTAAATATCCCGGCAATCATCGACCGATTTAGCTTCGACATATCAATGATCTGGGCATCAACCGGGGAAACGGTGAGCGCTTTGTAATCCAGCTCTGCCGGGAGAAGCATTGTTTTATTCTCCTGGCTGCGCAAAGCAGCTGTAGCTTTTTGCCACATGCTTTTTAAACGCCCCCAGCTTTCTTCATTCAGCTGGCTTTTCACCGAAATAATGCCAGCGGGTCGCGCATTACCGTTGAAGAATGAACTGGTATAAGCCTGCCCGCTCATCCCCATGCCTATCGTCTCGGCATGCTGCATGATTGGGCTAAGCCCCATTTTCTGGTTGTTACCCAGCGCCCGGATATGCACCATATCGTCGGGATTGACGGCAAACGCCCCCTCTTCGTTGTAAACGCCATAGGTATACCGACCACCAGTGTTAAGCAGTGTCGTTTCCCAGGGCATGCAACATTCCAGCCCGGAAACTTCACCACGACGGGAACGCTTCACCCAGGTGTAACCATTCCCCCAGCCCAAAATATGACGCTGTTTTAACTCACGCCACTTATAGCTGGTCTGCCACATATTCGGCTCATCGTGAACCAGGTAAAACACAGGGTGATCGCGGGCAGCTTCAACCTTGTTATTGGTTTTCCGCATAACATGCAGTGGCATCTGAGCGATATTCGAAGAGATAACGTAAATACAGGCATAAACCGCAGCCAGCTTCATCGCCGTTTGCGGGCTGACAAATACGTCTCGGGCAAACACGTTATCGGTTTCTGCCGATTCACTCGTGATCGGAGTAGCCGGGTTTTCCAGTGGTTCACTGCGAAAAAGAGCATCAAGCAGCATTATTCCCCCTCATTGCCGCTAACAGCGCATAAATGAGTAGCAGGGTTCCCGACATCATCAGAGATATCGCCAGCCCGAACTGGAGATACACGCCTGCAGCAAGCGAACCGAACCCGGTAAGCCCGATAACATCAGTGATTAGAGTTTTCATAGAAGTAAAAGGTCTTCGTCAGGATCGATAGTGGACAGGAAGTCAACTTCACCACCACCGTTAACAAGCAAGCGACTCATCGCAATAAACATCGCGACAGGACCGTCAATTTTGTTTTCAGGCGTGGCCTTGTTGGGGAAAATATTCTCGTTTTTGTCTGGTTTGACGGTGACGTTTGACATCATCCATGTCATCACCGGATTGCCATCGTGATGAAAACGCCCGGCGTAAATTTTCGCCTCGACTTCCTTCATTGCTTCAGAAAGGTTTTTAACCGTCTGAGGGACTTCAACAATCGGTACGCCTTCAGCTGCTACCGACAAAGCAAACTGAGTGGCACTCCACGGATCGTATGCGAACTCGTTCAGCGAGTCGCCTCGCGCCCATTCGATCGTTTCCTCTTTAATTACTGCATGGTCGACGACATCACCATCGGTAAACTCAAGGAATCCAGCGAGATTCCATTTTCTGTATAGGTCCGCCTGCTGCTTGGAACAGGCTTCCAGCCGACCTTCAGGTATCCAGAATCTGGAGCGGACATAGACATCGCCATTTGGAGCAAGCCAGACTTTAACTGCAGCTGAAATATCAATTTTGTTGGAAAGGTCAACGCCGAGCCACATTGACCAGTTGGCCGAAGTGGAGCCGTCCCAGTCGTCACGGCATTTTTCCCAGCGCGCCATATCCATCCATGCTTTTTCACCCTGCACCCAGATATTGAGGTGCTTGGTAAAAAAACCGACACGCGCCGCTACCTGCTCTTTCGCCTTTTTTGCCAGGCGGCGCATATCGTCCCAACGCTTACATATCCCCAGGCCGGGATTTGCTTTCGGCCAGTTTGCCTCGTCGAAAGGATCGTCCCCCTCATCCAGGGTATAAATCAGCGCAAAATAGCTGTCATCCTTAATTGAAAGCGGGTCAGGGTTATCAAAGTTCTTCAGAACCTTGATTGCATAATCACGTTGCTCGTAGCAGATACCTTCTTTATTAAAACCCGCAGTAGTGATTGCAAAAATAAGGGACTGCAGGCGCGCACCGGTCGCTGTTTCCAGAACTTCCCAGACGTCACGGGTTTTATGTGCGTGCAGCTCATCAACGATCCCGCAGTGAATATTAAGGCCGTCGAGGTTATTCGCATCACTGGCTACAGGTTCGAATTTTGAACCCGTCCGCTCCTGGTGAATATTCAGCTTGTTACTACCAAACAACCGGCCCAGTGTTTTCGGAGCCAGCTTAATCATGCGCTTCGCATCATCAAACACGATGCGGGCCTGATCCCTGGTTGTTGCTGCGGAATAAACCTCAGAACCACCCTCACCGTCGGCACCAGTCATATAAAGCCCGATGCCAGACGAAAGCGTTGATTTTGCATTTTTACGCGCTACTTCGTCATAGGCGGTACGAAAACGACGCACAAACATGGGGTCGCCATCGTCGTCAAGAATGCTCTCAAACGTTATTTCATCTATCAGCGGGACGACAAACCCGAAAAGGTTAATCAGGATGAAGGTGTGCCAGTCCATCAACTCGATCGGCTTGCCGGTCAAGTGCCCCTTCACATGGGGGACGAAGTTATAAAAATCGAGAACGTGCTGGGCGCGGCCTTCATCAAAATAAACACCGCGCTCCGGGCCGTGCTCTAAATCATGAAAGAACCGCTGGCACGCAAGACGCACCAGTTCGCCAGCAACGATATCGCCAGATACCACGCGCTCGGCGTAGCGGAATCCATCTGCAACGGTTGCCATTCATCATTTGCGCTTTTTAAGAAATTCTTCCAGTGGGTCGGCTTCTGCCGGGCCTTTTGCACCAACCTTTGATCGGCTGGCAGGTGTCATGCCGAATTCGCTCAGCATCGCTCTGATCCGTTTCCACGCGTCAGCCTTCATGACTGCTGCAGGGTGCGGTTTGATCATTCTGATTTCCCGTTCCCCTCCTTCATCTGAATCATCTTCGCTGTAGACGGCATAGGTGTAACCTTCACGATCAAGCGTGTCGCAGTGATGCCGGTATTCAACATAGGCTTCTATCAACAACTCCAGCGCTTTAGCATCCAGCGTGGTCAACACGCCGACGGCATCAAGTTCCTCACCAATCCGTTTGAACCAGTACTTACCCTGTTTATCGAAATATTTCGGTATTGGGGGGACCCCTGACGGGGGTTTTGGCTCGTTCTTATTGATCGGGCGCTTGGATGGGTTCCCCTTCACTAAAGCCAGATGTGTCGGGGTTTTCGGTGGTCCTGGCATAATCGAAAACTCCTATTAATCATTGGATGGGGGACCCCAAAAAAAAGTTTTCTAACCTGCGGCGGTGTGAAAAAAGGTTAGGCGGCGGTCCTTTAGGCTTTTGCCGTCAGGGATTTGACCCCGCCCCCTCTGCCTCGCCTCATATGAGAATCGCTATCATTTGATGCGGTCGCGCCCGGTTTTCGTTCGATGGCAGGGCCAACACAGGCTTTCGAGGTTCGAATCATCATCGGTACCCCCATGAGCCTTAGCCTTGATGTGGTCAACGGTCTTTGCTGCGACAGCTCGCCCGCTGCGAAGGCAGTTCTGGCATAAATGGTTGTCGCGTTTCAGGATACGTGCACGCCTGATATCCCACTGACTACCGTAGCCACGCTCGTGCCGACTCTTTCCCTGTTGATACTGCTGCCATCCCTCATTGCGATGCTTCTCGCAATATCCTGAGCGGTCAGTGGTGGTGCCAGGGCATCCACGCTTGCGGCAAGCGCGGGGTATCAGCGCGGGCATCGCTCGATTCTCACATGACTAAAAAGGGTCTCGCGCTTAACCTCGCCATTCTCGGCAGTGAGGTCACCCTGGCTATCAAGCACTGCGGCAATCACTTCGCCTTTATCGCTATCAGCTGTGAAGACATGCTTAACTTCTACGCCATAAAGAAAGACAGCGTATTGCTCCATTCCAGGATTTATCTTCCTTCCAGGATCATCATCCAGAGCGGTTATTCTCATATGCATTTTCCTTTTAGACGTGGGCCTGTCGCGCGGCAGAGCCGCCGAAAGTTAACGGTTTGCCCAAGCTCACAGCTGAAAGACATTCTTTGATGTGCGCGAGCGATGCGCATAAAAAAGCCCCGCGATTGCAGGGCTGTATCTCATAAACTGAAAGTAAATGGATGAAACTATTTTTTTATGTTTTCGAAAGTGGCTTCTACCATTTTCTTTCCAAACTCACCCATATCTTTATACATAATCTTTAAAAAGTTAATTGTGTTTGACGCTGCACCTTCCAATTTCCATTTACATGCAATAAAATTACAATTAATTAAATTAAAAGGCTGCAATCCTTTATATACAATTTCGCAATTTTCAAAAACGCACTTTTCGAAATGGTTGCCATCCAGTTCGACGACAGTATTATTAAAAGTGCTTGAAATAAATTTATTCATGTTAATTCAAAGCCTTGCGTTGCATCAGTATCCTTGACATCATTACCGATCATTTTACCATTGGCCTGCATGAATCCTTTATCGTTGCTATAATCGCTTGGAGCATAAAGTGCAACATGATTAAAATTCAGCGTCAAAAAAAACACTATTACAAGCCCTGCCGGGAAAAACATTAAAAACCAAAGATATGTACTTTGTTGGGAATCATTAAGAAAAGGTAATACGAGGTTTGCAGAGACCTCTACTATCCCCGCAAAAATACCGATAATCGTTAACGGGTTTTTTATGTGGTTTATCGCGGACAACGCAGATCCCTCCTGAAATCATTTAGGGGGATTATATCAGCAACTAAATCAAAGAGCATCATCATAGGCGATAATTGAATGCCAGTTGTCATGCTTATCATTTTGGAATGGTGACGGCTGTTGGTTTCTGGCAGTTCGCCTGCAAAGCTTTGTTATGCGCCAGGATGTCGCGCTTGGTCTGCTTATCCAGCACGTCGATGTCGTGGTCGGTCAGGTAGATGATCCGCACCCAGCTGCAGGCCGTATCAACGACTACCGGGGCGGGTAAACTTTTCGCGCAGCTCCCGATCAACATCGTCATCAGGCATATGGCTAACGGTTTGCTGTACATCGCTTGCCTCCTTCGTGACTTCTGCCTTACGTTCTGCTGCGGCGACGGTGGCGGCGGCATTCTCTTCGGTACGCTGCTGATCGGCTTTGGCTTGCGCCTTACTGGTCCCGCGAGCATGACCAATGCCGAACGCGCCAGCTATAGCGCCCAGGATGACGACCACCAGACCAGCAATAATTTCGAAGCTCATTGCTGCGGCTCCTTCAGTTCGTCGGCCTTATCTTTCAATGCTGGCTGGCGCACGTATTGCGAAAGCACCGCCAGTACCACCAGCGCCGGGCTAATCAGTGCAACGATGTTTGGCGGCAGGAGGTTTTTAATATCCGGTGGCAGCATCGCCCAGGCGTGCAGCGCAGCATCCGGGAACGACTGCGCCCATACGCCAATCAGCGCGCCGATAGCTCCCAGCTTTACAGACCATGTTTTCAGCAGCAGGCTGGCATGGCCAACGAACTCCAGCCGGGTATATTTGCGCAGGAGTAACAGAACGAGCACAGCCACCAGCACGAGCAAAGCGAAAATGATCATCTTCACAGGACACGCTCCTTAACCCAGCCGTAGAGAAAATCCTCGTTGGCTTCGCGGCCCTCAGCTAGTTCGAGATATCTGGCACCCTGGCTGCAGTTCAGCGCACGCAACAGAACCTGTTCACCCTCTTTCCCGCGGGCGGAAAGATATCCCTTAAGCGCAGTGATGGTTCGGGGGCCAATGGCTCCATCCGGGATAAGATCGGGATAAAGCTTCCCGCGGACATTCATTGCCGTCAGCCAGCGCTGGAAAAACTTACTGGCAACCGATGGCCCCATGTTCACCCCAGTGTCGCAAAGCTCATCTGCCAGTAACGTAGACAAACTCGCCACCTGGTCGAACCGGGGGCCAGTCCAGTAATCGCTCAGCAGGATTTGCTTTGCTGTTTCCCTGGGCAGGTTTCG